AACAAACCAATTTATAGAAACCAAAACGGGGAGGAGTTTAATATCGTTTTTAACGAACAAACAATCAAAGATTTGTCTTATGGTTTCTTTAAAAATAATAACCACGGGAATAGCACGATCGAGCACGATGTGAAACAGAATATCCAAGGTGTAACGTTCACAGAATCTTGGATAGTTGAAAATCCTAAAATCGACAAGTCAACTAACTTTGGATTTGAATATCCCAAGGGAAGTTGGCTGGCGGTTATGAAAGTTGATAGTGACGAAATTTGGAATGATTATGTAAAGACTGGCAAAGTGCAAGGATTTTCAATCGATGCGATGCTATCGTTAGAAGAAGTAAATTTAAAAACAAATATAGAAATGAGTAATACAAACACGTTATTGGAAAAAATTTTGTTGGCTTTGACACCATCAAAAAAAATCCAATTAGGAAGTATGATGCTTGCCGATGGTTCGCTTAAAATCGAATGGGATGGCGAAGTATTAAGTGAGGGATTATCCGTATGGGTAATGGCTGAAGATGGCACGAAAGTTCCCGTACCAGTTGGAGAGCACCCGCTTGAAGACGGTACTATCTTAATCGTAGAGATTGAGGGTATCGCAAAAGAAATCAAACCAGCGGTTGAGGAGGTTGAAGAAGAAGAAACTCCAGCACCAGTTGTTGAAGCCGGAGCTGACGGTAAAGTTTCAAATGATGCTAAAATAGCTTCCGAAATCGAAAGCGCAATTAAAAGCATTTTGATTAAATACACAGCACAAGAGCAAAGAATCGCAGAATTAGAAAATCAAGTTACTGAACTTGGAAAACAACCAAGCGAAAAACCTTTGAAAAACACTTCTACAACAACAGTAGAATTAAGCGCATACGAAAAATTTAGACAACACAAAAACAAATTTAATTAAAAAACACTATGGCAGTAACTTACACAGGGGCGCAAATCCCTACAGATTTTAAAGCGGATATTATATCCGAAATTTTATTCAAAAACGACACCGTTGAAAAAGGGTTGGTTGCTTTTGAAACTGGTATTAAGGCAGGTAGAATTATTACAGAAAATTTAAACTCTGTAACAATGCAGGCTTGGACGGTAAACCCTACAGGTTCAGAGGCAGGTGCAATCGGATTGGAAGACACTTTGGTAACTCCAGTGAAAGTTGAGTATATCGACAAATTTACGCCAGACGATTTAAGAAGTACACGTTTCAATCGTGATATGGCTCCGGGGGCAATCAATGATGTTTCGGATGAATTTAACAAGCTTGTTCTTAATGGTGTAGCTCCATTAATTTCTTTGGATGCAGAGGCTAAATTCTGGAATGGTGCAACAGCAGCAACTCAAACAGCAGTAGCCGCTTTAACATCAGGAACAGGACAAACAGCAGTTGGTGCAGCTGAAAAAACTTTGGTAGCTGCAATGCCTACAACTTTGTTCGACTCACTTACAGCGAGAATTATCTACAACAAAGGTGCAGTTGGGAAACGTGTTAAAGTTTTGGGAACTACTTTGAGTGCGACCAACATCGCGGACGAAATGGGGAAAGTGTACAATGCTATTCCTGATGCTGTTTTAGCAGGTGCAGAAAAGCCTTATATCTATGCTCCGAGAAACGTTAAGAAATTGATTAACAATTTCAATTTAGCACAAACTTATAGAGACACATTTACAGTTGATTTAGCAACTGGAAAATACTTCTACTTAGATGTAGAAATCGTGTTTGTTCCTTTGGCTTCTAACGTATTGCTTGCAGGTTTACCGATGAACTTTATGTGGTGTACCGACGTTATGGATGACTATGCAAATATCGAGATTGCTAAATATCCAGCACCGAGAAAAGACTACTTCTATGATGTAATCTTTACCGTATTCGCACACGTAGTGAATCAGAAATTTAACGTTTTATACGTAGGATAAAAAAAGTAATTAGGGCGGATTAGTTTCCGCCCTTAATTTAAAATATAAAAATATGGCTTGTGATATTACAGCAGGTAGATCAAGGGCTTGCAAAAATAACCTTGGCGGTTTAGGTAAACTTTACCTTTTTAATTACGTGGAAAATCCTTTCACGGTTACAGCAGGTGTAGCAACAGCAATTAATCCTTTGCTTACAGTTGTTTACGAATACGAAATCGAGGGAGATGGTAACAATGTAGCGGAAAGTTTAGTTCCAGATAGAAATGCAGGAACTTCTTTGAACACTCAAACCACTACAATTGTTTTAAAAGGCATTAACGCGGCAAGTTCAAATCAAATGAACTTATTAGCTTACAATCAATGTCAGGCAGTCGTTAAAGATAGAAATGGTATATACCACGCAATAGGAATTGATGATGGTATCGACTTCACGGTTGCACAAACAACTGGAGGAGCAAAAGGAGAAATGAACGGCTACACACTTACAGGGGTTTCTACAACTGGAGCGTTAAGCCCGAAATTAGATAGCGCAACAGTAACAGCGTTTTTAGCTTTAATAGATTAGATTAGATTAATTTAAATTAATTACCCCTTTTTCAAAACAAAAAGGGGTTTTTTTTATTATAATAATATGAAGATAGTTAACCCAGCAAATTCAAATCACGATATTATACTTATTCCAAGATATTACAGCTATGAGAATATAGTATTATCGTTTAATAATGAGACAATTGCTTGCACTCACGCCCTTAGTGACGGCTTATTAAGCGTTAATTTTGATTATAATTTTGTTGAGGGTGATAAATTTAAGATAAAAATAAAAGATAGCGGAGAGGTTTTATATAATGGGATGATTTTTGCAACTTCCCAAGACCCACAAACGTTCAAAGCTTCTAACGAATTATACTATTATGAGTAACGATATAAGATTATTGCAATTAAGCAACTATGTACGCCCGAAATTAGAGGAGAATAAGGCTAAAAATTGGGTTTTAAACGGTAAAAACAATAGTTTCTATCAGTATGTTATAGACCGTTTCAACGGTTCGCCTACAAACGCCGCTATAATTTCGTCGTATATTGATTTGATTTACGGTCAAGGTTTAAATTGCAGAAATAAAAACCTTTCGCAGTGGATTAATTTCGTGACTATTTTAAACAAAAAAGAACTTCGCAAAATTATTGCAGACTTCGAACTATTTGGCGAGGCTTCAATGCAAGTCGTTAGAGCAAAAAATGGCAAAGATTTAGGGGCGATTTACCATTTACCTAAGCAATTAGTAGTACCAGCCTTAGAAAATGAAGACGGCGAAATAGATACTTATTTTTATTCAAGGGATTGGACAAACATCACTAAATATCCAGCTCAATCTTTTCCAGCGTTTGGAACTTCGAAAGAGAATATCGAAATCTATTGTATTAAACCATACAAAGCGGGTAAAAATTATTTTTCAGACCCTGATTATTTGTCCGCACTTCCTTATGCTGAAATGGAAGAGGAATTGGCAAATTTTTATATCAATTCTATCAAAAAAGGATTAAGCGCGGGGTATATTATCAATATTCCAGACGGTGGCACTTTGACGCCTGAAGCAAAAGACGAATTAGAAACTAAGATAAAACAAAAATTAACTGGCAGTCCTAACGCTATGAACTTTGTGATTAGTTTCAATGGGCGTGATGCTGAAATTACAATCATACCATTTCCTGTAAACGATGCACAGCATAAACAGTGGGAGTACCTAACCGGGGAAAGTCGCCAACAGATAATGACCGGGCACAAAGTTGTATCGCCAAAATTGTTCGGTATTATGTCAGAGGGTGGATTGGGAAATAACGCAAACGAATTAGACGAAGCTGAGGGGCAATTGATGAAAAGAGTAATCGCTCCAAAACAATCGTTTATAATTGAAGCGTTGGAGGAAATCCTAACGGCTTACAACATCGGATTGGACTTATATTTTATTCCACTTTCCGAAAAGTCAACTACTACTCAGATGAGTAGTGATGAAAAAAAAAACATTGATTTAAGTGAATACGGAGAGGATGAAGATTTAGAAAATTACGAATTAATCGACGTTAAACCCGTAGATTATGATGAAGAGGACAGGTTAGAATTAGCGGAAGTAAGTAGCGGAATTGCAAAACCAAACACAAAATCAAAATGGGATACTGAATACTATATATTCCGCTATCGGTACGCAGGAAATCAAAACCCTGAAAGGCAATTTTGTAAAGAAATGATGCGTAGGAATAAGATTTACAGGCGTGAAGATATAGAACTAATGGGAGAGAGAAATGTAAACCCCGGGTTTGGAATGCACCCGACACCAGATAAGCCTTATTCGATTTGGAAACATAAAGGCGGTGGCTTATTAAGTGCGAATTTTACGGGGGGAACTTGTAAGCACTATTGGGAGAAATTAACTTATAGAAAAAAAGGCGTGAAAGTGGATGTTAATAATCCTAAAAACACACCAAAAGAAAGTAGAGCATCAGGAATAGCGGGAATAGCACCGCACGATATATAATATTATGGCAGAACTTTTATTTGTAACACCACAAGAGATGACGAGTTCCACTATTTTAAGTGGCAATACGGATACTGATAAATACCTATTCTGTATTTTACAGGCTCAAATAACTACTATCGAGCCTTTGCTCGGGAGCGAACTATACGACAAAATTATAAGCGATATTGAAGCGGAAACATTAACAGGCTTGTATCTTGAATTATACATTGATTTTATCAAGCCAATTACTAAAAATGAAGCCTTGGCGCAGTATATAGAAATCGCTTCTTATATGGTCGATAATGCAGGAATTTATAAACGTAGTGGCGAAAATGTAGAGGTGGTCGATAAAGACGAAGTTCAATATTTGTCAGGTAAATACAAATCTTTGGCGCAAATGTATGTAACAAGATTTGAAAAATGGATTTGTAAAAATCCGTTAATTGAATATAAGACGATCCAAGATGAAGTTAACGCACTCAAAAATATCAATCTAAATGTTGGATGGAAATTATAGCAGGAAGTGTAAAAACAATTTAGGCGGAGTTAAAGCTGTCTGGTTATTAAGATGGCAACCTTACAGCCGTTCGCAAATTGTTACAAGTGGAAATTATTTAGTTTCTTTTCCGGAAACTTTTATTTTTAAGTTTGAAAGTTTAACCACGCCAAACGCAAATGAAGTTCAACAGGAAAATGAGGGCGGAAAATTTTTTGAACAAAGTTTGTCAATGACTTTCAAGGCTGATAATGCCAAGGAGTTTGATTTATTATTGAAAAACGATTGGAGGGTAGCGTTTCAAGATAACAATGGTTTATATCGTATCTTTGGACTTTACAACGGTATGCAATGCGGAAACGTTGATTTTAAAACAGGCGGAGGGAAATCCGATTTAAACGGTTATACTTTTACGCTTACAGCGCAAGAAGAAAAGCAAAGTTTGTTTATAGAAAGTTTAGAAGAAACAGGATTGATTGAGGAAGGATTTGATTACTATTTAGATTTTAATATTTATGGCTAAAATAACATACACGAATAAAGTAAAGATTAAGGATATTCCAGTAGCGGAAGTCAATAAGTTCACGGCGGACAATGCCAACGAAATTAAGACCATCGTTAATGAGTTGGATGATATTAAAGATAATATCGCAAACAAAAGTCAAGCGGTAGAAACCGACAAACTTTCTGTTACTAAATATCCAAGCGTAAAGGCTTTGTATGATTGGGCGGTTGGAAAGTTTCAATCTATTCTAGTTTCGGGTAGCAACATCAAAACCATAAACGGATCTTCGATTTTAGGAAGTGGCGACATTACAATTGGTGGAGGCGGTGGTGGTAGTGGCGATATGGTCTTAGCTGATGCGCAAACTGTTTCAGGATTGAAAACTTTTTTAAACGGAATGTTTGGACTTAGAAACGTAGCTAATACATTTACTTCTTTTTTCACCAATACAAACACGGCTTCGAGGACTTATACTTTACCAAACAAAGACGGAACTATTGCAATGCTTTCTGATGTAATATCTCCAAATTCTGTAAATGAATTTACAGAAATACAGAAATTTACAAAGGGTGTTTATTTACTAGATGAATCAACTTCTACTAATATAAAAAAATTAATAGTAAGAAGCAATCCGTCTAATAGTGAAGCTGCTTCAACAAATCCTTGGATGTATGATTTTGTTGCAAAAGGAAGGTTTGAAGCAAATGGTTGGTTTGGAGGCTTTAATTTTTATTCTAAAGATAGCGTGCAAGAAATTTTAATGATGAAGCTTGCTACTGACGCTTTTGGAATTAATCAAGCAAATATATATGGAAACTTAGTTTTAAGCGGAAATTTAACACTTGGCGGAGCTTTAACTCAGGCTTATATATTATTGGCTAGGAATAGCAATAAGATTATTGATGCAGGAAATTATGAAAACTTAACTTATGCCGTAAAAGGATTTACTACGTCTCCTTACAGAATTGTTGAGTATAGAGCTTCAGCAGGCGGGGGTCCAGGATGGCATGCTAAACAACAATTTTGGGTAAAATCACATAATGATACTGTAGAAAGACTTGCTTTTGAAATAGAATCAAAAGACAACGGAATACCAATAATAAGAGCGTTGGGTGATTTTAAACCCAATCAACTAGACCTATCAGGTTTAGGTTTATACGCAACAGATGCGGCTGCTGCAACTGGCGGGGTGGCGGTTGGTTTTGCTTATATTAATAGTTCAACAGGGACTGTACAAAGAAGATTAGTTTAATTAAATATTATAATTATGATACAGACAAAAACACCAATAATTTACGGTGCAAGAAATGACAAAAACGGAATAATACTTGTTGAAGCTATTCCTTTAATTACAACAAATTTAGGCACTAATTATTTGATAAATGACTGGGCTAAAGTTGATGGAGAATTAGTAATCAACAATGCAAAGGAAGTGTTTTACACCAATGAACAAATCAACGGTTTAGATGCTTATATCGAATCTAACTTTTCGCAAATGCTTTTCGGACTTTCTAAAACAGATAAAGAATGGAAAAAAAGACAAATTGCTTTATTAATAGACACGCAAACTAACTTGTTGCCTAGTGGCACGACTATTTACGGATTACAGCCAAACGACTGGGAATTTTCAGAATAATGGGAGCGATATTATTTTTAATAGCGTACATACTTTTTTTACCGTTAGCGGTAATAAACTATCTTGTGGTTAAGAATAAGAACGGTTATTTTAAAAGTAGCGCCATCAACTTGGACAAATACGCAAATCGGGAATTTAGAACGCTTTTGAACAAGACTTTAAGAACAGAAAATGGGTATCATTTCGGGAATATTGAAGAGACCATTTCAAGCGCGTTGGGAAAAAACGAAAGGGACAAAACACTCACAAAAACAGGTAAAGCACTTGTTTGGATATTAGACAAAATAGATAAAAATCACTCATTAAAATCAATACAAAAATGAAAAACTTAAAAACAACAGTAGCAGGAATAGTGGCAGGTTTGCCATTATTAATCGATGCATT